CACCAACCCGAAGAAGAAATCGGCAATACTGAACAAGAGACCCCACAAGAGGAGACACCAGCAATGGAAAACGCACCAGTCGTCGAGGCCGCAGCAGTCGAGGCCACGATCCCAACCGCACCAGTCCCGGCACAGCCCAAGCGTCAGTTCAACCTGCCGACGCCAGGCGAATACCTCGCCGCAATGCACATCGGTGGCGAAACGTTCCGCAACGTCGCCGCAGCTGCCCGCGACTACATGAAGTCGAAGCAGAGCGCACTCGAAGCTGCCGCAGGTGACACCCTCACCACCGACACGCCAGGTCTTTTGCCTGTTCCAGTTCTCGGCCCGGTATTCCAGGACTTGAACTACATCCGTCCAGTCGTCGCAGCGATCGGCGCTCGCGCCATGCCAGACGGTGGCAACCAAAAGACGTTCATCCGCCCAACGTGGACGACCCACCCGTCAGTTGCAACGCAGTCAACTGAACTGTCGGGCGCATCAGCCACGACCCCGGTCATCGCATCCAACGTCGTCACCAAGACCACGCTTGCGGGTCAGGTCACGCTGTCGGTGCAGGACATTGACTTCACCAGCCCGGCCGCAATGGAAATCATTTTGCGCGACCTCGCAGGCCAGTACATGCTCGCATCTGACAACATCGCCGCAGACGCGATCGTTGCAGGCGCACAGGCATCCGGCGCAACTTGGACGGTCACGGCGAACGATCCGTCTTCGTTGATTTCGGCGATCTACACCTCCGCCTACAACATCCTGTTGGACACCAACTTCTTGCCCGATCACATCTTTGTGGCACCAGGAGTATGGCAGGCGCTCGGCGCACAGCTCGACGCAGACGACCGCCCGGTATTCCCATACACGGGCGCAGCAGGTCTCATGGGCGTCAATGCGATGGGCTCGGCCAACGTCACCGTCGCCAACACGTTCAACCCGTTCGGCCTCAACCTTGTGGCAGACCGCAACTTCGCAGCAGGCACCATGATCGTCGCCCGCGGCTCCGCTTGCGAATTCTACGAGCAGGTGCGCGGCCTCATGTCCGTCGAAGTGCCTGGCACCCTCGGTCGCCAGTTCAGCTACTACGGCTACGTGGCAACATTCATCGCTGACGCCGATCAGGTTCAGTCCATCATCGTTTCGTGACCTGAAAGGTAGGCCCACACCATGGCCACCTACACGGTCACACACAAGTACCTGCTGGACGATTACGCCGTCCTACAACTGCTCACACCCTCAGAGCTAGTTGTAGGCGGCGCAATCACCGTCGCAGGCGTCGACGCCACGTTCAACGGCTCATACACGGTCTACGCGCTTCCGCAATACCTGTACCTCGGCGTCGACAGCCAAGGCGACTTGATGTACGACTACCAGGTACCGATCCAAAACCAAGTCCTGTACGCCAAGACCGCCGACGACGTCGAGCGTGTCGCCGCATCCGGCACCGTCGCATACACACCCGTCTGCACCTGGATCACCAGCACCAACATTGAAGACTGGCTCGGCATCGGCACCGCAACCGCTGGTGACGCAGCGTTCCTGACGCAATGCGCCGCAGCCGCCAACCAGTTCTGCTACCGACGCCGACAAGAGGCCGGATACATCGACAGCGTCAGCACCAGCCCATCAAGCGACGTCACCCTCGGCACGATCATGTAAGGCGGAGCTCTCTACCGTCAGCGCGGCTCGATCGACCAGTACGCATCGTTCGACGGCATGGCAACCGCCCCAGTCGTCGGGCTGTCAGGCATGGTCAAGCAGCTGTTGGGGATAGACCGACCGCAGGTGGCCTGATGCCCGTACCTGTCTACACCGACCTGTTCAACGAAGCGATCGACGACCTCACCGCCACGCTCCAAACCATCACCGGGCTACAAGTCGTCAACGATCCCCGCAACATCGTCCCGCCCTGCTGCTTCATTGACGCACCATCCTGGGACAGCTTCAACTACAACATCGTCAAGCTCACGTTCCCGGTCAAAGTGCTGACACTCGGCCCCGCCAACCTTGACGCCCAACGATCCCTACTCAACATCTGCGCCCTGCTACTAGCCAAAAACGTGGCCGTCACAACAGGCAGCCCATCAGTCGTCGACATTGGCGGCTCAATACTGCCCGCCTACGACCTCACCATTGCCATGCAGGCACAAACAAGCTAGGAGAACCCATGTACATCATCGTCAGCCCACGCCTTGGCACACCCGGCGACAAATACGAGCCAGCCGACGGCGTCAACGTGCAAGCCCTGATCGACGGTGGCCTCATATCCACCGACAAACCAAAGAAATCGTCTAAAGTCAAATCAGAACCAGTCGAGGAGAACTAAGTCATGGCAACCAGCGTCTACCTGTCAAACCCAAGTGTTGAGATCAACAGCGTCGATCTCACCGACCAATGCACCGCCGCAAGCATCACCTACCTTGTCGAGCAGCTTGAAAATACCGCGTTTGGCTCAACGGCCCGCACCTACACCGGCGGCCTTGAAAACAACACCGTCACCGTCACCCTGTACCAGTCGTACGCAGCTGCCGAAACCGAAGCGTCGATCTACAGCCTTGTCGGCACCACCACGACGCTCGTCTTAAAGCCATCATCGGGTGCGGTCTCGGCAACCAACCCGTCATACACGATCACGGGCGCATACCTGGAAAGCCACACCCCGATCAACGCATCGCTCGGCGAACTTTCGACGATCGACCTGACGTTCACCGGCGGCTCAATCGCAAAGGCCACCAGCTAACCATGTTTCCGCCAGCCCAACCGGGCGGCGCTGAAAACAAAACAAGCAAGCCCGCATTGGCGGAGCCTTGCCCGACGAAAGGTAACTAATGCAAATCAAGCTGCGCGTCGACCTCAAAAACGGCAAACCAGCCCGCGAACTACGCACCAACATGCTTGCCATCGTGGAATGGGAAAAAACCGAAAACCGACGCACCGCCGACGGCAAAGGCATCGGCTTCGCCGATCTCTGTTGCTGGGCATACACACTTTGCAAACTTGCAGGCGACAAAGTACCCGGCACCTGGCGCGAATGGGTAGCCGAACACCCCGACATGGAAATCACCACCGTCGACGAACTGGTCGACGACACCCCTACCATCGGGGCACCTGGCGACGCTCCCTCGCCGAGGTCTTAGTCATGACAGGCTTCTGGCCGCCCCACGTGGAGTTTGACCTACGCGACGTCACCACCGTCATGTACGTGCTCGAACAGCAAGCCAAAGCCCGAAAGCGCCGATCATGAGCATCAAAGTCGTCGGCGTCAAAGACACACTTAAAGATCTACGCACCCTTAACCCGGAAATGCGTAAGCAATTTGCGCGTGATGCCAAACAAATTGCCGCACCAATCACGACCACAGCCAAAGCGAACTACCCACAAATGCCGCTGTCAGGTATGCGCTATCGCTGGATGCAAAAAGGCCGCCAACTGCTGCCGTGGGATGCTCGACGCGCCCGCAGCGGCGTACAAGTCAAGATCGACGCAGGCCGACGCCGCAACGGGGTCATCACCATCATCCAAAAAGACCCGGCAGCGTCAATCATCGAATTCGCTAGCAACAAAAATAGGCTCGGCCGATCACTCAGCACCCTGGCATGGGGTGAACCAGCCCGCGTCATGTGGCCAGCCGCCGACAGTCACCTGAAAGACGTCACCCGCGAAATGCGTCAAGCCATCGACAAAGTCGCCGACGACCTGAACAGGAAGCTGATCTACTAATGGCAATTCGCATACCCATCATCTCGGAATTCTCCGACAAAGGCATCAAGCAAGCCCAATACGAATTCGGCAAGCTTGACAGCAACGTACAAAAAGCCGGGTATGTTCTGCAACGCGCCATTCTGCCCGCAGCCGCCGCGTTCGGCACCCTCACCCAAGTCATCGGGCCAGCAGTACAAGCCGCAAGCAACATGCAAGAAAGTATGTCCAAAGTCGGTGTCATCTTTGGATCAGGCGCAAAACAAGTTACCAACTTTGCCCAAACAGCTGCCCGCGAACTTGGCCAAAGCAAACAAGCCGTCCTCGACGCCGCAGGCGTCTTTGGCACATTCGGCAAAGCAGCCGGTCTTGCAGGCACCGACCTAGCCACATTTAGCAATGACTTTGTCAAACTGGCCACCGATCTTGCCAGCTTTAATAACACCAGCCCGGAAGAAGCCGTGCAAGCAATTGGTGCAGCTCTCCGTGGCGAAGCCGAACCTTTGCGCCGCTTCGGTGTCTTATTAGACGACGCCACCCTCAAAGCCGAAGCAATGAAACTCGGCATCTACGACGGATCAGGCGCACTCACCGCACAACAAAAAATCCTGGCCGCACAAGCAGCCATCTACAAACAAACCGCCGACGCACAAGGCGACTTCGCCCGCACCGCCGACGGCCTCGCTAACAAACAGCGCACCCTGTCAGCCCTTATCGACAACTACCAAGTGCAACTCGGCCAACAGCTGCTACCCAAGGTCAACGAACTGGTCGACCTCACACTCGAAGCCGAAACCGCGTTCGCCAATCTGCCTGAGCCAGTCAAAAATTCTGCTAGCGCGTTCAATGACCTGCTCGGCAAAATCACCAAACTCATCAACCCGCTGGCATCAACACTCGACATCGTCAAACGCATCTTTGGCTATTTCAGCGACGAAGAAACTTTTGGCGCATACAACAAAAACCTGGGGGTCTCTGCCACTCAGCAAATGCGTGTCGCAGACGCAGCAGGGATCGAGCGCCGCGCCCTGCTCGCCAGCAATGAAGCCAAAGACAAAGGCACCAAAGCCACCAAAACGCTGACCGAAGCCAACAAAAAACTAGAAGAACAAATCGCCAAAGCCCGCACCGAAATTGAGCAACGCCTAAATAACGCCCTGTCAAACGCCCAAAGCCAACTCGACAATGCCCGCAACGCTTACAACAGTTTCCGCGACAGCATCAGCAGCTCGATCACCGCACCCTCAACTTCACCGACGCCCTCAAAGAAGCCGTCGACGCCAAAGGCACATTCATCGGCGGCCTCACGGTCATGGCCAACCGATCCAAACTCTTTGGCGAACGTGTCGCCACCCTGCTCCAAATGGGCCTATCTGAAAGCGCTCTACGCAAAGTCATCGACGCAGGCGTTGAAGCAGGCACATTCATCGCTGACGAACTCATCAACGGCGGATCAGACGCTATACGCCAAACCAACGAACTGGTGCAAGCCCTCGAAAACGTCGCCAACAAGCTCGGCAAAGACGCAGCCGACGAGTTTTACGGGGCGGGCGTCGCACAAGGCGAAGCGATGGTCGCAGGCATTAAAGCCGTCCTCGACGACTTTATTGCCAGGCTCGCCGTAGACGGCCTTACGCTGCCGCAAATCACAGCCATAGGCGAAGCAGCCGACACCGTCATTGACCTCGTTACAGGGGCTCCTGACATGTCTACAGCCCCGATATTTGGCGACGACTACTGGGCAGGTTTACCAGGTGGCGACGTCAACATTTTAGTCAACGGCGGTCTAGCGACCAGCGCCGAGATCGGGCAGGCCGTCGTGGACAGCATCCGCGCCTACAACCGATCAGCTGGCCCGGCGCGCATTGAGGTCAGCGGGTACGTCTGATGCCCGGCACAGCAATCGTTCAATCCGGCAACTACACGCTGGAAATCGACGCAGGCTTCACGATTGACGGATTCACGCTTGATGACAGCGTCAAAGGCGTACTAGACAACACCGACTACGTGCTTGACGGCACCACCCAATTCGCTGATGTCACCGACGGCACATTGAACATTGCGGTGCGTCGAGGTCGCAAAGATCAGGGCGACCAGTTCAGCGCAGGCACCATGACATTTACCCTGAATGACACGCTTGCCAATGGCATCTTCAACCCGTTCGACACATCGAGCCCGTACTATGACGCCAACCAAAACGTGCCCGGCTTGGCACCGATGCGCCGCGTACGCTTTGGCCGATACGACGCCAGCAACACGCTCGAATACCTGTTCAACGGCTACGTCGTCAACTACGACTACAACTTCGCGTTAGGCGGTTTGAACACGGTGAGCGTCTACTGCGCCGACGACTTCTACCTGCTCGCACAGACCTACTTGGATGAATACAACGTCACACCGGAAACATCGGGCGAACGCATTGAAAGCGTCTTAGACCTGCCCGAAGTCGATTACCCGACCGGGCCAACCGCCCGCAACATCTCCACCGGCACCGTCAACCTTGGCCACGACAATGATTACAACGTCCCCGCAGGTACAAACGTGCTTGCCTACCTAAACCAAATCAACGGCACCGCAGAATTTGGGCGCCTGTTCGTATCGCGCGAAGGGGTACTGACCTTTCAAAATCGCATCGGTGCAACGCTCAGCGGATCGGTGGCCAACTTCAAAGACAGCGGCACAGGCGTCAAGTTCGACAACGTCGGCATCACATTCGAAGCGGACTCGGTCGTGAACCGCGCCTACGTGCAGAACCTTGGCGGATCAAACGCCACAGCAACCGACACAGGCTCAATCGCCACCTACTTCATCCAAACCGAAAGCATCACCAACAGCTTGTTGGAGACCAGCGGATCGCAACTATCGGCGGCCGCTACCTACCTGCTCAACGGTGAACCCGAAGCCAGGTACACCGACGTCGCTACCAAATTCGCCATGCTGACCAACGCCGACCGCGACACCGTAGCCACAATTGACATCGGCGACACGATCACCATAGAAAAAACATTCATCACAGGAACCGGGATGACCAGCCTTGGCCAAGAACTATCGGTCGAGGGCATCGAGCATCTGATTGACTTCAGCACCGGGCACCGCGTTCACTTCTACACAGCACCAACCACCATCGTCTACCAGCTGATATTGGATGACATCACCTATGGCGTACTCGACGCAGAGAATGTCCTAGGCTAAAAGGAGCAACTATGGCAACCCCAACCACACTTCCCGCAACATTTGTCGCAGGTAACGTCCTTACCGCTGCTCAAATGAATGACCTGCGAGGCGCGTTTCGTGTGCTTCAAGTGGTCAGTACCACAAAGACCGACACGTTTTCAGCTTCGGTCGCCGTTGGAACATTTGCCGCAGTTACCGGGCTAACCGCAACAATCACTCCATCATCAACATCAAGCAAAGTGCTTATTATTGCGTCGGTGTCGGGTGGCGCAGGCACCGCCGGCGACGGCTTCAGCGCAAAAATAACAGGTGGCAACGCCGCGTCATATCTCGGCAACGCGAACGGCAACCGTACACAAAGCGCGGGATCGGCCTACACAAAGTCGATCGGCGCGGTCTGCCATCTTTTGTATCTTGACAGTCCAGCTACGACGTCAGCCACCACTTATGGCGTGTCAATCACGTTCACCGAAACGGGCACAACACCACTTGCCGTTTATTGCAATCGCGGCGGAAATGACGCAAACGCCGCATACACAATGGCCCCCGCATCCACCATCACCGTCATGGAGATCTCAGCATGACCACCGACTACGCCGCCGTACTAATCGCCAACTATCCCGGCACACTTTGGTCAATCAACGCCAACGATTACGACACCCTGACATGGGATAACCCGACACCAAAACCGACGCAAGCCGAACTTGATGCCGCATGGCCACAAGTTGATTACAACAACCAGGTGGCGATCGTTGAAGCTGCTCGACTAAGCGCATACGAAAAGCAGTCAGACCCGTTGTATTTCAAATGGCAACGTGGCGACGCAACCGAAGCCGAATGGCGGGCCGCTGTAGCCAAAGTCAAAGCCGACAACCCATACCCACCAGCACCGTGACCCGATGGCTACTGAGATTGTGGTGGCTTTGGTCGGTGGCTGTTTCTCTATACTCGTTGCGCTCATTTATCGGGGCCAAAAAGAAAACCATAAAGATCACGGACGGGTACACGAAGCGCTGGGCCGAATAGAACAAAAAATCGATTATCACACGGAGAACCACAAATGAGCAAACAAACCAAAGCAATGCTTGCCTCATACGTTCGGGTAGTCATCGCCGCTGTCGCAGCTGTCGCATCGACCGGCAACACCGACCCGCAAGACCTCGCCAAAGCAGCGGTCGCCGCACTCATCCCCGTCGTCATCCGATGGGCCAACCCAAACGATCCCGCCTACGGTCGTGGCAATAGCCAAAGCTAAACCCGGCGTACCCGGCGCAACCGACTACATCGGCAACGCCGACGGCCCCGCCAAAGGCCCACGCCCAGGCATGGACGAATGGATCAGGCAGGCCATCAAATACGCCAACGGCAGCTTGTGGAATAACGGGTCGTACGGGCAACGTGACATGAAAGGCAAACCAGGCAGCTTGTCAGTACACGCCACCGGGCGAGCCGTCGACCTCTCCTACCGTGACATGCCCGACGATCGAGGCAAACCAAACGGCCGACAACTCAGCCGCGTATTTATCGGCGCATGTGTCGCCAACGCAAACACGCTCGGCGTACAAATGGTCATCGACTACTGGCCCCAACCATTCGGCCGCGCCTGGCGCTGCGACCGCATGGCCTGGAAGATCTACCAAAAGAAAACCGTATCCGGGGCACCAGGCGGCGACTGGTGGCATGTCGAGATCACACCCAAAATGGCAGACAACCCCGAACTGGTAAAAGCCGCATTTCTCAAGGTTTTCGAGGGTATCCCCGCCTAACGCCACGACCCGCCCTATGGTGGGATCACCGACGAAAGGAACCTAGCCATGACATTGAACCCATTAGCCGCCCTGTGTGCCTGTGTGACAGCCATATTTGGTTTTGCGACGCTCCTAGAGGCTCCTAGACCCCTCTCAGGGCAACCTAGCCCCAGCACCACACCGCTGTCGTGGGATATCTACCCGACCACGACGGTCGAGCAGACCACCGTCACCGAAACCAGCCTGCCTACCACGATCGCCAACTGCAACGACGCGGTCAACTTGGCTCGGCAGGTCGGCTGGCCAGACGATCAGCTTGACACGCTCGCCGTCGTGATGTACCGAGAGAGCCGATGCACACCCACCGCATTTAACGCCAACGACCCGATGGGCGGCTCCTACGGCTTGACCCAAATCAACGGGTTTTGGTGTATGCCTAACAGCTCATGGCCGATGGGCTGGTTACAAGTGCAAGACGTCGGCGTCGATCATTGCGCCGAGCTGTACATACCCGAAGCAAACCTGCGGGCCGCGCTTGCCATTTACAACAATTCCGGGTGGGGGCCGTGGGCTGTCACAGCCCCATGACACACCTGTGATAGAACATCCCTACATAGATCCCGACGACACACTTAGCAAGGAGACCCGACAAATGTTCGCCGACAACTTTGAGCCAACATCCGCATCAGCCAAACACCTGAAAGCGTTGAACGAAATCGTGGACACGATCTTCAACCCGCACAGCGAAATCATCCGACGGCTACGCACCATCCGCAACGCAATGACCTTGTGCGACCCGGAACCGCTGTACGACATTGAGACCATCGACAAAGCGATCGCAGCGTTGGAGAAGGCACGATGAACTGCACCATCTGCAAAGGCGTCATCGCATGGCCGGACATTCAAGGCCGCACCCACTTCGTCTGTGACGGTCGCGTACCAACCGCCAAACCAGTCACCCCATTCGGCCAGGCAATGCAGATCAGCCAGGCGGTCGCTGACGCCAAATGGACACCCGCACAGCAACGCCAAGTTGACGCCGCCATCGACGCGTGCGCCCGCGAAATCGGCTACTTCACCGCTGACGACGTGTGGGCCAAACTCGGCCAACACTTCCCAGTCACCAAAGGGCTTGCTGGTCGGCTCAATGCAGCTGTGCGACGCCGCACCATCGTAAACACCGGCGCCGTACGCCACGCCAATCGTGGCGGCCAGCACGATCACGCTCAACGCCTGACAGTTTGGGCAGCCGCATAATGCCATTCGACCTGAGCAATTACGAGACAGTCGAGGATCGCTTGGCACGGTTTTGGCGTGACCATCCGACCGCCCGCATCGAGACCGCGATGATGGCCTACGACGGCGACAGTTGCGTATTCCGCGCCGAGGTCTACTTCGACGCCGCACAAACATCACCAACCGCGACTGGCTATGCCGAAGAAGTCAAAGGCTCAAGCCCAGTTAACCGAACATCATTTGTCGAGAATTGTGAAACGTCTGCGATCGGTCGTGCGCTCGCTAACTGCGACTACGCGACGCACGGCAAAAGGCCATCCCGTGAGGAGATGGCGAAGGTGCAGCGGGCGGGGGCGGGCAACCTTGCGCCCGGATCGGAACCCTCGCCCGTTGCGCCGGATTACATCACGACGGTCGGCGGGTCGAAGGGTGCGACCCCTAAGCAGGTTGGCTACATGAAAGCATTGGCAAAAAAACTGTCGCTCGATGAAGAGGGCTTATTCAATTACGTGCAACAGGTGTTGGCTAGTGATGCAGCTGTGCCCGAAGCCCTAACGATCTCTGAAGCCAACCGCGTCATCGACGCACTCAAGAAAGATACGCAATGAGTCTTGACCAGGCCGACAAACTGATCGACATGATTGCGCGTGTGAATGCGCTTGACATGGAGAAATCACATAAGGATGAGCTGCTGAAATACCTGCGGTGGGCGCTGCGTAAAGCGGTCAAGGCCTATTGGTACAGCACCGAAATCAACGTCGATTAAATGTGACAATGTGATGACATTTTGCCAAATTACCGACCGACCGACGATAACTCATGGCAACACAAGCATGACGTTTTATAGTTTTGGTAATCACGACGGTTTGCAACGCGTGTTGCAATGGGATCGACGCATACACGGACACAACAAACGCTGTGCCCGCAGCGCATGGTGCTTGGCGACAGCGTTGGCGATCGTCAACAATACGCAGCTGCCACCAGCACCAACCGAAGGCCGAACAAATAAACCGTGGCGCAGCGCCCCGGCAAGATTGCAAACCATACAACGCCTACTTGCGATGTAAGCGTTGGCGACTAGATCGCCCATAGACCTAAACCGATCGCACGGTGGATGGATGACACCCGGTAACGGGGGTCGATTGACGCGCCCTAAAACAGCAACACGAAGGTGGCGGGGCAAAGCGTCAAGGCGATGA